CGACCTGACGGTGACGGAGTAACTTGACTTGGCAGTGTTTGACGAAGCGGTACAGATCACGCTCGGCCAGGAGGGCGGCTTTTTCCAGAACGCGAAAACCGGTGAAGTGGTCAACTGGGGCATCACCCAGAAGTTCCTCGCCGCGCATAATCTGCCGTCGAGCGTCGACGATGTCCGCAACCTGACCAAGCCGGCCGCGATCAACCTCTATCGCATCTATTTCTGGACGCCGATGCGGATGTCAGAGATCAAAGATCAGGCGCTTGCCGCGAAAGTCTTCGACGTCGGTGTGAATCAGGGCCCGAGCACGTCGGCTGCGCTGTTTCAGGGTGCAATCAATGACGAGTGGGGCCGCGAGTGGATCCGGACTGATGGCATCATCGGCGAGGCGACGATCGGCTGTGCCAATGCTTCTGACCCGGTGAAGCTGATCACTGCCTTTCGGGCACGCGCCAAAGACCATTACATCGAGCTCGCCGAGAAGAACCCGAAGCTCAAAGACGACCTGGCCGGCTGGCTGGCGCGCCTGGCTTCGAACTGAGAACAATCATGGGCACGATCACTTTCAAAGCGATTCGCGCTGCAATCATCGGCGGCGCACTGACCGGCGCGGCTGGAGCCGTCACCGGCGGCCAGGCGAAATCGGTATGGGCGGCCGCTTTGGCTGGCGCCGTAGCCGCGTTGCTTCACTTATTCGCGGACAATCCGCTGGCCTGCCCGAAACCATGAAGCGTTTCTACACCGTTCTCGCGTTTCTGATCGCCGCAGCCCTGCTCACGTGGAACGTGTCGGGCGCCCGGGTGAATTCTGACGCCGCCGATGCGCACAAGCGCGCCGATGCGGTGCTCTGGCCTCAATTCATCGCGACCTCGAACGATTGGGCGTTGAATCACGGGCAGCTCAGCGACCCCGGGCACGTGGACAAGATCGACGCTAAGGACAAGAAGCGATTTGACGCAGCTTGCGAGGCCTTCAAAGCCTGGCACGACGCGATGGTCGAGGCCGGTTACTAAAATGCGCGAGGTCAGACCATGCTCGAAGATTATCCCGCAAATCCGATGGATTCGATGCAAACCGAATCGCCGGACTACGAGGATGAGCTTTTTGAGTGGAAGCGGCACTTCGCGAGGCTCGATCGACCGCTCCGCCTAGGCCGCTCCGAAGCGGGGAAGGCAGGCGGATGAATTGGCAACATGGGACACGCGGCTGCCAGGCGAAAGCATCAAGGCCTGGTCGGCATTCACTTTCTATCGGGACCTGGGGTTAGAACGGTCCATTGACCTCGCCTGGCGAAAAGCGAACAAGCGGAAACGCGGCGAAGCGCCCGGCCGCTGGGAATTCTGGTCTCGCACCTTTCGCTGGGTAGAGCGAGCCGCCGCTTACGAGCTGCACCTCGATGCGCAACGCCGCGAGGCCCGCGAGAAGCGCCTGGTCGCGCTCGCCGAGCGCAGGGCCGATTTCGAATTCGAGGTACAGGCACTCACCGAGGAGCTGGTCCAGTTGCTCCGCGGCGCCGTCAAGCAGCACGATGGCGCGCCCATCACCGACGTTGAACGAGTCGAAGACAAAGAAGTCATCGTCGAAGAGTCGGGCGAAATCCGGGTCGTCAACGTCAAAACGCGGATCAAGGGCATCAAGACTTCCGGACTCGCGCGCCTGGCGGACGCCTACCGCGACTCGATGAAGCAGGCGGTCGTCGGAGTACGCGGCGATTCGGATCAGAACAAGCGGCTCGGCTCGCCCAAAACGGTGCTGCCCGAGTTCATGAGAAAGGCGCTCGAACAGGCCAAACCCAAAAAGGAAACCAACCCGGATGGAAGCGACGCTCACCCACCCACTTAACACGCGCGTCGCGCTGCTCGAGGCCTCCGATAAAGAGCGGCGGTCCGATATTGCCGAGATCAAAGCGAAGCTCGATCGGCTGGTCACAACGGCCCTCTGGTTCACCATCGCGCTGCTGGCGGACATTGTTCTCGAGAAGACCGGGCTGCTTTCGGCAATCTTCCATCACTAGGAGCTTCCATGGCACTCGTTCAGCAGTCCATCACTTTCGGTGCAGGTGCCGCGACGCAGATCGCGCCGGCCGGAACGTATGTCACCGAGGTCCGGGTGCAACCGCTGCGCGCGAACACCGAAAACATCTTCGTCGGGGATTCCTCGCTGACCCAGGACGGAAGTGCCGGCGTCATTGAAGATCTCGGCGCCCTGGGGACCGGCGCCACCGTCCAACTCGACAAGTTTTCGCTCAAAGCCAAGGGCGGCTCGCATAACTACGACGCCGGCACGCTCTATGTCTGGGGAACGACCGGCGAGGGCTGCAACGTAACGTATTGGACCATGTAGCTGGCCGTCCCTGGAAATACGAGCCGCTTCCCAGCGCCGAACGCTTCCACCTGGACCTAGGGCACACATTCAAGGGCTTCTCCGGGCCTGTTGGATCCGGCAAGTCGTACGCCTTCGGTTACGAAGCGTTGTTCCAGGCCTATGGCTGGAATCCGGGACTGCTCGGCCTGATCGGCGCGCCGACCTATCCGCTGCTCCGCGACGCGACCAAGCGCACGTTTTTGGAGATCCTCGAGATCGAGGAGATCTCCTACCTTCAGCACAAGACCGAAAACCGGATCACGCTGCTCGACAACGGATCCGAAATCATTTTCAGGTCGCTCGACGACTTCGAACGCCTGCGCGGTACCAACCTCGCCTGGTTCGGGGTCGACGAGCTGACCTACTGCAAACCGGAAGCCTGGTCCCGCCTGGAGGCGCGCCTCCGACATCCCCAGGCCAACCGGCTTTGCGGTTTCGCTGCATGGACGCCCGCTGGCTACGACAGCGTGTATGAGCGGTTCATCAGTTCGCCCAAGGCGGACTACTGGGCCGTGCTTGCGTCGCCGCGGGAGAATCCGCATTCGATCAACACCGGACTTTATGACCGGCTGGCCGAAAGCTACGACGACAAGCTCTTCCGGCAGGAAGTGCTAGGCGAGTACCTAAACGTCCACTCGGGCATCGCATACTACGCGTTCAATCGCGCGCACAACATGCAGCAGCTCGACTACGAGTCGATGCAGCCGCTCATCTGGTCGCTCGATTTCAACATCAATCCGATGTGTTCGGTGCTGGCTCAGGTCATTGATACGACGACGCGCGTCGATATGCTTTCCGGACGCCGCACCGGAGTGATCCAGGTTTTCGACGAACTGTACCTGGCCGATTGCAACACGCCGCGGGCCTGCGAGGAATTTCATAAGAAGGCGCAGAAGTTCGTGCGCAACGGCTTCCAGATCCAGGTGAACATTTACGGCGATCCCGCCGGCAGCGCCCGGCAGACCGCCGGATCCGGAGCCGACAGCGATTGGCAGGCAGTGCGGGAATTCTTCTCGCGACATCGCGAGTACTCGCCGACCTTCAAGTACCGCAATGCCCACCCTCCGGTGCGCGATCGCGTGGCGGCCGTCAATGGCATGCTGTGCAACGCCGAGGGCCAGCGGAAGCTGTTCGTCGATCCGCGCTGTAAGAATCTGATCCGCGATCTCGAGCGCGTGACCTGGAAAGAAGGCGCCGGGATCCTCGACAAAGACGACGGCGCGCTCACGCACCTGAGCGACGCGCTCGGCTATTTCGTCGAAGCGGAATTCGGGCTGCGGCCGGCGGGCGGCTACCGCAGCGAATACATCGCGTAACTGGAGCATTTTATGAATGAACTCAAAATGATTCTGAACGCCCTGCAGTTTCTGCTGGGCCAGCACGTCAACGATGTAGATCCGACGAACGCATACAGCGCGCAGCGGCACCTCGGCAACCTGAAAACGCTCGCGGCGTCGGTCACGCCCTCGCTATTCGAGGAAGAGCCCGCGGCGCCGGCCGAGCCGGCAGCTGCAGCTCCAGCCGCTCTCGCTTCTGCGCCAGAAAAGCCTACCGAGCCCGCCGAGGCCGCCAAACCCGCACTTGCTGTCAGCCTGCATCCAGTCCCGGCGCATGCAGCGGCTGCCGAGCCGGCGAAAGCCGAAACCAAGCAAGAGCCCGCGGCCGCGGCGTAGTCTATGCGTCGCACTTTCAACTTCGCACGAACATGGGATGAGGACTGCGGAATCGTATACCGCGTTCGCGTTTGGCTTTATCTCAAGCTGCTGGACCTGGCAAACGCCTTCCATCCCGGCGTGAAGCTGGAGGACATCAAGCCAGCAATGACGCCGCGTGAACGTGCTCGCGTTGCCGGCGCGATCCTGGCCGCCCTTCATGAAGGGACCTTGGTCTATTAGCGAATGCCAGCGGCCAAGCTCCCGGTCGGAACGCTCGATCGCAAGAACCCCGAATGGCTTCTCTACCACGACATGTGGGAGAAGCTCGATCTGATGCACGAAGGCGGCGTTCGCCTCAAAAACGCCGCCGATGCATTTCTGATCAAGCGGCCGAAAGAGCTGTTCGACGTCTATCAGGAGCGGATCCGCCGCTTCACTTACAAGAACGTCCTCGGCAACGTGACCGGCTGGTACGTCACCAAGATGTTCCAGCGAAATCCGACCATCGACACCAAAAACGCCGACGCGTTCTATAGCGGGTTCCTCGCGAATTCGGACAACGCCGGCACGAGCTACATCGATTTCTTCCGCGGCGTGCTGCTCTCCATGCTGCTCTATCGCTCGGCCTACGTGCTGATCGACAAGCCGCGGGCAGACGTCCCGCCAGAGAGCCGCGCCGACGAGCAGGCAGCCGGTCTCGATCGCCCGTATCTGTGCGGCTACATGCCAGTGCAGGTCATCAACTGGGCGGCCGACAGCTACGGCAATCTGAACTGGGTCGTCATTAAGACTGTCACCCAGGATCAGGAAACATGGGACGGGCAACCGTCGACGCTGCATTCCTGGTACATCTTCGACCGCCAGAACTATTACGAATATCAGGTCCGCGGCGAGCTTAAGCAGGAGCAGGACGGCACCTACAAGCTCTACGACGCCAACGGCCAGCCGCTCGGGCAAGAGCCGGTCGAAGCAACCCTCGCGGGATCCGGCCAGCATGCGCTCGCAAACTTCAATCGCGTGCCGGTCCGCAAGATCGAGCTGCCGGCGACGCTGTGGCTATCCAATCGCGCCTACCTCGAGCTGATCGATCACCTGAACACCGAAAACACGCTCATGTGGGCGCTGTTCATGGCGAATCTGGCAATGCCGCTGATCATCGGCCAGCAGGACCTGAAGACGATGACGTTGTCAGAAGCCGGCTTCCTGCATCTGACCGACAAGGACGCCAAATTCCTGTGGACGGAGCCCGAGGGCAAGAGCTTCGCAATCTCGCAAACGCGGCTCGACACGCTGCGCCAGGAAGTGTACCGGTCGTTTTACCTGCAGGCGCAGGGACGTGACTCGAGCGCCTCCGCGGCGGGCTCCTCCGGCTATTCGAAGGAACTCGACATGGCGCCGGCGGCCGACGTGGCCAATGGCCTCGGCGATTACCTGCGCATCGGAATGCAGCGCGTGCTGATCGATGTGCGCGACGCACGCGGCGATACCACTTC